GCGCGAAGCCGAGCGGCGCGAGCAAGCAGCCTTAGAATACGCCAAGGGCCTGCAAAACCGAACCCAAGAGCTGCAACAAAAGCTGGTTACCTCGGACTACAGCCGCTTGAATGAGGCCAAGGCTCGTTTGGATACTCAGCAGACCGCGCTTCGGCAGATCATCAAAAAAGCCCGCGAAGAGGGCGACATTGATACCGAAACCGAAGCACAGGAGCGCTTGGTGGCTCTGGTTGGAGAGCAGCGTCAAGTGGCCTCATGGCTACAAGACCAGCCCCAGAACTACCAGCAGCAGGTCCAGCAGCAACAGTACGCCCCGCCGCCACAGCAGCAGGCTCCCCAGCAGCGGGCACCGGACCCCCGGGCCGAAGACTGGGCATCTCGCAACGAGTGGTTTGGCAAGGACAGAATGCTGACCTATGCTGCGTGGGGAATCCACCAGTCCTTGATCGAAGAAGAGGGTGTTGACCCCACTTCTGATGAGTACTATACTGAATTGGATCGTAGACTCCGCGATGAGTTTCCGAACAAGTTCCAGAGCCAAAACTCTGCCCAATCAACCAGACAACAGCGTTCCGTGCCTGCTGTTGCACCTGCCACCCGTAGTTCGGGGATCAATAGTGCACGCCGTACTGTCCGGCTTTCGCCGAGTCAGGTTGCCATTGCAAAGAAATTGGGTGTTCCTATCGAGGAATACGCCAAGTACGTTAAGGAGTGAACATGAGCGAAAAACTTACCATCGACAGAGCTGCTCGCACGGCCACAACCCGCGAAAAAGACTCTCGCCGCAAGCCATGGAAACCACCTTCACGCTTGGATACACCACCGCCCCCTGAGGGATACGGATACCGTTGGATTCGCGCAGAAGTCAACGGTTTCAGTGATAAGCAAAACGTCTACAGCAGTATGCGCGAGGGTTATGAGCTCGTGCGCTTGGAAGAACTGCCTGAAGAGTATCGTTCTATGCTGCCTACCGTTGAAGACGGTAAGCATGCAGGGGTTGTTTCAGTCGGGGGCTTGCTCCTGGCTAAGATTCCCAACGAGACCGCTGAAGAACGCAATGCTTATTTCCGACAGAGGGCCCGTGACCAGATGACGGCAGTGGACAATGAGATGTTGCGAGAAAACGCACACTCTACAATGCGCATTGAAACCCCCGAGAGAAGTTCAAGGACGACTTTCGGACCCCGGTAATACCGGTATCCACAACCTTTTAGGAGCTTCAAATGGCAAACACGAATAAGCCCTTTGGTCTGCGTCCGCTTGGCAACTTGTCCGCTACTGGTGCACAGAAACAGTACGGGTATCAAATTGCTGACAACCAGTCAGGGGCCATTTATCAGGGCGACTTAGTTGTCGTCTATGATGGCTACATCATCAAGTACGACCCCGCCACGCATGCTGCCCCCACGGGCGTGTTCAACGGCTGCCAGTACAACGACCCCACCCGTTCGGGCAAACCGACTTGGAAAAACTACTACCCCGGTAGTGTGGACATCACCTCTGGCATCATCGAGTGCGAAGTTGTTGATGACCCCAACCAGTTGTTCCTGGTGCAAGCTGACGGTGCAGTGACTCAAGCCAACATTGGCAAGAACGCTGATCCCACCGCCTCTACCACCGGTAGCACTACCACTGGTATTTCCAACGGCACCCTTAGTTCCTCCTCGATTGCAAAGACCGCTGCATTGACCATGAAGATCGTTGGCTTGTCCACGACTCCTGACAATGCATTGGGCACCTATGCACAGGTGGTTGTGAAACTTAATCAGCACCAGTACGGAAGCGTTGGTGTTGCCTCTGACGGAGCATAATCATGGCAATTACACGTTCACAACTTGTTAAGGAACTTGAGCCGGGTCTGAATGCCTTGTTTGGCATTGAGTACAAGCGTTACGAAAACGAACACGAAGAGATTTTCTCTATTGAGACTTCCGATCGTGCCTTCGAAGAAGAAGTGATGCTGACTGGCTTCGGTACCGCTCCGGTGAAGACCGAGGGTGCAGGCGTTCAGTACGATACCGCTTTGGAATCGTTCACTGCTCGTTACACCCACGAAACCATCGCTATGGCGTTTGCGCTGACCGAAGAAGCTGTCGAAGATAACCTCTACGACCGCCTCTCTGGCCGCTACACCAAGGCTTTGGCTCGTTCCATGTCTCAGACCAAACAGGTCAAGGGTGCAAACGTCCTGAACAATGCTTTCACTGGCGGCGCTTACGCCGGTGGTGACGGTGTTGCTCTGTGCGCTACCAACCACCCCACCGCTCTGGGTCCCAATTTCGCCAATACGCCTGCAACCCAGGCCGACTTGAACGAAACCTCCCTGGAGCAGGGCATCATCGACATTGCTGCGTTCACCGATGAGCGCGGATTGAAGGTTGCCCTGACTGCCCGCAAGATGATTGTTCCTAAGGAACTGCAGTTCACTGCAGAGCGCCTGATGAAGAGCACCTTGCGCACCTCCACCGCTGACAACGACATCAACGCGATCAAGTCCATGGGCTTGATTCCCGAAGGTTACGCTGTCAACCACTTCTTGACCGACACCAACGCTTGGTTCCTGATCACTGATGCCCCCAACGGCCTCAAGATGTTCCAGCGTTCGCCCATCAAGACCGCCTTCGAAGGCGATTTTGATACCGGTAACGTGCGGTACAAGGCTCGTGAGCGTTACAGCTTCGGCTGGTCTGACCCTCGCGGCATCTACGGCTCTTCGGGTTCGACCTGATAAGTCCCAGTACGGTAGAGGTGACTGGTCTGCCACTAAGGGCCCCTTCGGGGGCCCTTTTTATTTGTTGCAGCCCACCAAAAACCATGATATATTGACCCCATTCCGGGGTTTTCCGGTGTATCTGACAGTCCCGGCTGACGACATGCAGACAGATACGCTATCACTCGCATGTGAGGACACATCATGGCAAATACCACATTCACCGGGCCAGTTCGTTCTGAAAATGGCTTTCAATCCATCACCAAAAACGCCAGCACTGGCGCAGTGACGGTCAATTCTTCTTTTGGCAAGGACGTTATCCTTTCTGCTCAGTCGCTGTCGGGCGCTGGCGCAGTTGATATCACCAATGCGTTCACCTCATTGACCACCACGGGTGCGTCACAGGCTTTGACGTTGGCAGACGGTTCTACCGGCGAAGTCAAAGTTATTGTCCACACCGTGGACGGCGGCTCGGCGGTGTTGACCCCCACGACCAAGATTGGTTTTTCGACCATTACCTTCACCGCTGTCGGGGACAGTGCCATGTTAATTTACACTTCGGCAGGTTGGGCCATCATTGGTTCTCGCGGTGTGACCATCGCCTAATAGGGGGCCAGCATGGCTTTTACAACTGACGTAAAACAAGCGCACCTAAACGGTAGCGGCTTTTTGATAACGGGCCGAACCCGTGTCAAGGGCATATCGTACGTGGGCACCGCTACTGCGGGGTATGTGACGTTGTTCGATACTCTCACAGCGCCTGTGACCACAGCCACGTATGGCCGTTCTGGCACGACCGTGACCATCACTCAAGCGGCCCACGGGCTGACGACTGGGGATGTGATTGGAATTGACTTTGCGGCAGGCACAGGAGGCACGGCCACCAACGGCAACTACGAGGTGACGGTCTTAACGTCCAGCACTTTCACGGTCACCGACATCAATTCCGGGTCCATCACTGCGGGCGCATCGCTGGTGTATTCGACTCGTTGGTTGCTGACCTATGATGTGTCGGCCAATGACGTGTACAACAACGCTCCACTGATCCCAGAAGACGGCGTAGTGGCCCGAATTGGGGTGTATGCGCAAATGTCAAACCTCTTGGCAGTAAACATTTACTACGGATAAGGAGTCCAAAATGGGACGTGCAGCAAAAATGGCAGATGACCAGTACCAAGGCGAAGTTCAAGCTGGTGCGCAGAAGCAAGACATGAGCAAAGGTGGTCCAAAACAGACCCCTCGCAAGGACTACCAGAAGCCCTACGCTTCTGTGGCCCCACGAGGTGTTGGCGTGGCCCGCAACAAACAGTGCAAGATGTACTGATCGTGGCAAAGACTCCTGCATGGCAACGCAAGGAAGGCAAAAACCCCAATGGCGGAC